GATCGACAGCGTGACGCAGTTGGAGCCGCTGATCTGGGCCGAGGTCTGCGGGCGCCAGAACTGGAAATCTATCGAGGACCCCGGCTACGGCAAGGGCTATCTCGAAGCCGATGTGGTCTGGCGCGAGTTTCTGGCCGCGTGCGCATGGCTGCGCGACAACAAGAACATGTGTGTGATCCTGATCGGTCACGAGGTTGTCGAGACGTTTAGCGACCCCGAGCGCGAGGATTACAATCGTTACAAGATGCGCGTCCACAAGCGCGCCGATGCGATGGTCCGCGAACGCGTGGATACCGTTGGCTTCATCAATCAGGCCGTCGCGCTCGACAAGGGCAAGAAGGGCGAGGGCCGGGCCGTTGCGAAAGGCTCGGGCCAGCGGCAAATCAACCTTGCGCCGCGCCCGACATTCGAGGCCGGCAACCGCTACGGCATGCCCGACAAGATTCTCATCAACGAAGGACAGGGCTTCGCCGCTCTCGCCCCCCACATGCCGGGCTTTTCCGGCGAGACCAAAGCGGCCGCGGCCGCCTGATCAAGATCAGAAAGGAATATCACGATGGCAAATCTCAACGGAATGAACGATCCTACCGGCGGCGAACGCAGTCAGGGGATCGGACCGATGGAGCCCGGCGAATACACGCTGGCGCTTGTCAAGTCCGACATGGTCGAGAGCAAGAACTCGCCCGGCAACTACTACCTCGCCTGCGAATTCCAAAACGAGGGCGGCGTGGGGCGCGTGTGGGTGAACTTCAACCTTGTCAACGCGAACGCTACAGCGCAAGAAATCGCATGGCGCGACTTCAACGCGCTCAAGCACGCCTGCGGCAAGCTCAACGTCGAGGATAGTGAGGAACTGCACGGCATCCCGTTCACCGCGCGCGTGGCCTATGATCGGCGCAAGGAGAACGGCGCCTACGTCGAGGATCGCGAACGCAACCGGATCACGGCATACAAGCCGCTGAACTCGGTGCCCGCGATGGCAAAATCCGCGCCGGCCAGCAACGCGGGCGCAGCCCGTAAGCCGTGGCAGAAAGCAAACTGACCTGACCGGGCGCGCGACCTGATTGCCAAACCCGCCACGCGCGCTCTTACTCCATAACCGATGAAAGCCATGGAGGTCTCTTCAATGGCACAGAGTATCTTTGCCCCGCTAGATGGCACGAAGGTGGAAATCACCTGCGTAGCCGGCGCATTCCGCGCCTGCCGATCCTGCGGGCATACGCTGGCCAGGGTCAGCACGAAGCCGGTCGGGATACACGCGGGCACGCTCTACTGCGACGCCTGCGGGAACATGACCGCTTATCTCAGCCGCGATCACCTCAGCGCCATGCTGGCGCAGCGGAGGGGGGTGGCGTGATGGCTGCTGCTATCCCCGAACCCCCGCAACAGACGGTCGATGCGATCATGGCCGCCATCGAGGCGGAGCATGCCGAACGGCCCGTCTATACCGGTTACGGCATCAGCGCGTCGGCGCTGGGCTCGCCCTGCGACCGCAAGCTATGGCTTGATCTTCGCTGGGCCAGTGCGCCTGAAGTCATGACCGGGCGCAAACTGCGCATCTTCCAGCGCGGCAACGCGGCAGAGGATCGCATCATCGCGGACATGCGCCGCGCCGGGATCGATGTCGAGGACGCGGACCCGGTGACCGGCAGGCAATGGCGGATATCCTTGGCGAGCGGTTGGTTGCGCGGCAGGGCCGATGGCATCGCCCGTGGCGTGCCGGAGGCGCCGAAAGCCGCGCACGTGGTTGAAATCAAGTGCATCAAGGCCGCCGACTGGCGGGCAATCCAGAAGCACGGGCTGCGCGACAAGAAGCCCGAGCACTGGCACCAGTTGCACGCCGGCATGGCCGGGCTTGGCATCGACCGCGGGCTCTACATCGCGGAGAACGCTGACACGATGGAGTTGCTTGCCGAGCGGCTGCATTTCGACGGCGAGGAATCGGCCCGGCAGGAAGCTCGCGTCATGCGCGCTGTAGAGGATCACGAGCCGCCGCTCGGGATGCTGGGCGAGGCCACGACCGAGAAGAAGGCGGAGAAGATCGCCGCCACACCCCCCTGCCGGTTCTGCGATCATCGTGCCATCTGCTTCGAGGGCGCCTTTGCCCTGCGATCCTGCCGGACCTGCGCACACTGGACGTTCGGAGAGGATGGCAACGGCCACTGCGAGCGGTTCGACGAACCACGAACGCCTGCCCGGCAGCGGGACGGCGCGGACTGCCCGGCGCACCTGTTCCTGCCCGCGATCGTGCCGGGCGAGCAAACAGACGCGGACCCGGAAGCCGAAACCATCACCTACACCCTGCGCGACGGGTCGACCTGGATCGACGGCGCGAGAAAGGAGCACTGAGACATGAAGAACTTCATCAACATCCCCGAGATCCGGGCGGCCGCAGGCATGATCCGCGATATGCTCGGCGACGACTTCGATAACGTGACCTTTCTGGACACGCTCGATGGCGAAACCGACGCCATGGACGTGATCGGCAAGATGATCATGTGGCGTGTCGAGGCCGCCGAAACCGAAAAGGCGATGAAGGAGATCGCGGCAACCTACCGCGCCCGCGCCGAACGCTTCGCCACGCAGCAGAGCGCCGCGAACAAGACGCTCGGAATGCTTCTCGATGCCATTGGGCAGAAGAAGGTCGTGCACCAGCTCGGCACGGTCAGCCGCACGACACCGCGCATGTCTCTTCGCATCACCGATGAAACCCTGATCCCGTCTCAGATGACCGTGACGAAGGTCAGCCCGGATACCGCCGCAATCAAGAAATCGCTGGAAGCCGGGCAGGACGTTCCCGGCGCCGAACTCAATGCCGGTGAGCCCGGCATCATGCTGAGGATCAAGTGACATGGACTATTTTACCATCATCACCGAAAAGCCGGGCTGCGCGCCCGTGCTGGAAAGCATGGGCGACGTGCGGGAGGATTGCGCATGATTTTCACCGTCGAAGCCGCGGCATTCCGCGCCGCACTCAAGACCGCTGGCCGCGTGATCCCGCAGAAGTCGCCGTGGCCGATCCTGAGTAACATCAAGATCGTCGCCAACGACAGCAGCGTTACGCTGATCGGCTCCAACGGCGACTTGACTCTTGAGGCGAACATCGCGACACAGGTCGAAACCGAGGGTGTGGCGTTGATCCCTCACGCGCCGCTCGCCGCTTTCGTCTCGGCCACGAAGTCGGAAAGTGTCACGCTCAAGATGGAGGGCGAGGCGGTCAAGGTCTCCGCCGGGCGATCGCGCATCGCCCTTTCCGCCGCCAATGCGGCAGACTACCCGAACTATCGCCCGATCGATGATGCGCCCGTGCAGATGGACGCGGGCACGCTCGCGCGCGCTCTGCGGTTCTGCGTTGCGGCGGCGTCGACCGAGGAAACCCGCTACTACCTGCAAGGCGTCAACCTGTCGACGCGCGGCGGGGTCGTAGAGGTACACGGGACGGATGGCTACGGGCTGCACGTCGCGCAGTTACCGGATGCGCCCGATATCGGCAAGGGCGGCATCCTGCCGCGCGAGGCGGTGGCGCTGATCTGCGACGCGGCGGAAGGCATGGATACCGTCAGTCTCGCCATCTCCGAGCGCGGCTGGACGGCGTCCGTAGCCGGGCTGCGCATGTGGGGCAAGGTGATTGACGGGTCGTTCCCGGACGTGTGGCGCGTGATCGAGGGATTCGGCAGGGCCGATCCGTTCCTGACCGCCCCAGAGGACGATCTTGCCGCGGCGATCAGGGTGGCGACATGTGGCGCAGACGAGGTGCGCAAGAAAGGGCGCGGGCTCGTATTCATCGCGGAACCGGGTCAGCCGGTTGTGATCCGCGGCGGCAAGACCGCCTCGGGCGTCACGGCGGCAGGTCGGGCAGAGACCGCGGCCGAGGCCATCGGCAGCGCTCGGTTCATGCTTTCGTCTGACCTTCTGGCGCGAGCCCTGCCGGCGCTCAAGGGCGATGTCGCGTTGTCCGCGCTGGCGGAGGGCGCGCGGGTCGAGCCGATCCAGCAAGATGCGCATCTTAACCTGTCGGCGGTGCTCATGGGCATCCGGGCAAGCGCGGAGGAATTGCAGGATGTCTGATCAGACCTATCCCGACTTCCTCAAGGCCAAGGCCGCCATTGCACCGAAATACAACGGGCTCGACGTGCGCGCCGAAGACCTCAACCCCGCGCTCAAACCCCACACGCGCCTCATGGCGGCGTGGGGTATGAATGGGGGGCGGCGCGCATGGTTCGCAAACTTCGGCCTGCACAAGACCTCGACGCAGATCGAGGCGATGCGCGTCATCCTCGCCGCGCGACGGCGGCCCTGCCTCATCGTCGCGCCCCTCGGGGTGCGGCGGGAATTCTTCGCCGATGCACGCCGGTTCTTCACCGGCGACTTTGCGGTGGACCTGCGGTTCATCAAGTCGGATGCGGAAATCGACGGGCCTGCGGTCTACCTGACCAACTACGAAAGTGTGCGCGACGGCAAGATCAGCCCCGAGCAATTCGAGGCGGTCAGTCTGGATGAGGCCGCAATTCTGCGGGGCATGGGCGGCACCAAGACATTCCGTACGTTCATTCGCACGTTCGGGAACGTGCCGTTCCGGTTCGTCGCCACGGCAACGCCCAGCCCGAACGACTACATTGAGCTCCTGTCCTACGCGGGCTTCCTCGGCGTCATGGATATCGGCCAAGCCAAGACGCGGTTTTTCAAGCGCAACAGCGAGAAGGCCGACAAACTGACGATCATGACCCACAAGGAGCGAGAGTTCTGGCTTTGGGTTGCGTCATGGGCGCTTTTCGTCACGAAACCTTCTGACCTCGACCTGTCATTCTCAGACGAAGGGTACATCCTGCCACCGCTGGACGTGCGCTGGCATGAAATCCCGATGGCGATTGACAAGCGGGTGACGCGCGAGAAGTCGGGGCAGTTTCGGCTTGTCGCCGACAACGCAGTGGACTTGTCCAGCGTCGCGGCCGAGAAGCGCGAAAGCCTGCCCGGGCGGCTGGCAAAGATGATGGAACTTCGTGCAGAAGACCCGGCGGCGCATCGCATCATCTGGCATGACCTCGAGGCGGAGCGGCACGCGCTGGAGCGGGCAATCCCGACCATAGCCACCGTCTACGGCTCGCAAGACCTGGAAGATCGCGAGCGGATCATCGGCGGCTTTGCCGATGGCGAGGTGGCCGAGAGGGTCCTGATCTGCAGCGAAAGGAGCGTAAAGCAAACAGAGCCGCTTTCCGTTATCGGGCGTTTCCTGGCCGTCGTCCTCCCGCTCGCTCCAGATGCGCACGATGGCGTCACCAAGTGCCTGGGAGCGGTGGGCGGTCGCCAGGTCGACACGCCGCTCGATGCCATCGTACGAGACGGGCTCCTCCTCCCCGAGGCTGTAGCTGACACGCGCGCGC